GAATGGTTTAAAATAGAGTGCGAAACATATTTAAAACCTGGATTAGAAGTACAAACTAGTGGCGAATCAGCAAAAGTTTATCATTACAAAGTAACTACATACAAAGTTCATAGCTCGACTCTGCAAAATCCTAAACAAGCGCCGGTAAGTTACCAAGCATTGTTTGATAACGCTGTAAAAGAATACAACTATATCTACACAGGTGAAAACAAAGACATTATTGATTTTGATATTACATTAAACAGTAGTTATTTTGTTGCTAATCTTGCGGATGCTGGACAAGGTGCAAGACAAGCATCTGACACTCTTGTTGGAAAAGACGATGAAACCCTTGTTGAAACTGAATCCGACGGAGTTATAAGTTCAACAGGCTCTACAACTACAGCAGATATCACTAGAACGTCTACTAGCGGCTCTGGCGGATCAGGATTAGACAGCAACAAAAAACGTATTGCACAACTTTTCCATGACGCAATCATTAATAGTAGTGTTGATCTTGTGCAACTAGAACTAACTATCATGGGCGATCCTTACTTTATATTTGATAGTGGAATGGGTAACTATACAGCATTTGCTGCTGAAGAAAATGAAACGACAGATGGCAGTATCGAAGTCCAAAGAAGTCAGTGTCACATCATTGTAAATTTTAGAACACCAGTTGATTACAACGAAGATACAGGAGGAATGCATTATCCTGAAGATACTGTGCCAGTAGATGCTTTTAGTGGATTGTATATGGTAACAACTTTGGTCAATAGTTTCAATCAGGGAAGATTTCAGCAAAGACTTACCCTAACAAGGAAACGCAATCAAGAATCAGACACAAAAGAAGATGGCGCAGGGTCAGGACAACCATCATATGAAGACAGCAACGGAACCACATTACCTTAAGGAAGAAAAATGGCAGTAGATGCAAATGTAACTGAACAAAAAAGAAGTGCCGACAGCGGGCAGCAACAAGGGAGTGCTGGCCCTTATATAGCTCGAGTTATAAAACACGCTGATCCTCAATATCTAGGGGGTTTGGAAGTACAACTTCTTAAAACCACAGAAGCAGGTAACTTTAACGAAAGTTTGGGACAAACAGCTATTGTATATTATGCAAGTCCATTTTATGGTGTTACACAAAGTGGCAATGTAGGAAAAAATGACGACTATGCAAACACACAAAAAAGTTATGGTTGGTGGGCTATTCCACCAGATCCCGGCAGTTTGGTTTTGGTAACATTTGTAGAAGGTACACGAGCATTTGGGTTTTGGTTTGCCTGTATTCCTGAAAAAGGAATGACATTTATGCTACCAGGCGGCCAACCCACCACTCAGCAAACTAGTGGTCCTGTACCTCCTGCACTACAAGGTAAAAAACTGCCTGCAGGTGAATACAATAAAGAAATAACCAAACCTCAAACTAATAATCCTATCAAATACAAACGTCCTGTAAACTTGGATTTTGTTAACCAGCTTATTGAACAAGGAACTATAGAAGACGAGATCAGAGGAACTACATCATCAAGTGCTCAAAGAGAGTTTCCAAGTGCAGTTATAGGTTTTAGCAGCCCAGGTCCAGTAGACAAACGTGGCGGATCGCCTATGGCAAATATAGGTTTAAAAGAATCAAAAGCTACAATGCACGTGAGTAGATTAGGAAGTAGCAGCATAGTTATAGATGACGGCGATGATAAACTTATAAGAAGAGGACCTGCCAGCAATACTCCGTTTGAATATGTCAATAAAGAAGCCAACCAATCCGGTGGAGATGTAACATTACCTCATAACGAACTGATACGTTTGCGAACAAGAACCGGTGCACAGATATTAATGCACACAACAGAAGATTTGATCTATATCAATAACAGCAAAGGCACCTGTTGGATTGAAATGACCAGCAATGGCAAGCTAGAAGTTTATGCAAAGGACAGCATTAGTTTTCATAGTGACAATGATATCAACTTCAAAGCAGAACGAGATATTAATATACATGCCGCTAATAACATTAACTTTACATCTAACCAAAATACCTATATGAGTGCTGGTGCTAACTGGGAAGTAAAAGCAAATGCTGATGGAAAAATCACCACAACAGGTACTACAAATGTCAAAGCTGAAGCAGATGTGAATATAACCGCAGCTGGAACTTCAAACTACAAGTCTGGTGCTGAAACAAAAGTAACAGCCGGAGGTGACTTTAGTATTGGTGCAACAAACACAACAATATCAGGCGGTGATATACATCTCAACGGGCCTGCTGCACCGGAAGCAGAAGAAGCAGAACCAGCAGCTCAGGCATCGGTTCCTGTGCGTGTTCCTCAGCACGAACCTTGGGAAGGACACGAAAACCTAAATCCTCAAGAAGTAACACCTGATAAAACACAGGCAAAAGTCGAGGGAGAATAAAATGACTGATGTTCTTGGAGTTAATGATGGCGCATTTGATTTAGAAGGCGCAGTAGGGCAAATACTACTTCCTATTTTTCAAGTTTTTGAAGCAGCAGGTACTAATCTAGACAGTGCTAGATATCCATTTGTACATCCTGAAGATTGGATTGCAAAAGGCAGAAACTTTGGAATATGGAGTTTTGAAACACAACGACAATATGAAAACTTTGTTCATAACAAAGCAGTGCCTTTTGATGACACAAGTCCTGGAAAATGGGTAATAGTAAGAAATGCCAGTACCGGTGGAACAGTTTACGGTTTGTTTACTATTGGTAGTGATTTTTGGTTACAGCTTAGTATCGACGAAATGATATTTTTACAAATAATAACAGCAGCGGATCCGCCCAGTGCATTAAATAATATTGTTAGAGAACTACCTCCTAATCCTGCACCTAGTTTGGCAGGATTGTCTGATGCAGAAACACTTCCTGCAGAAACCACAGAACCGAGAACATCCGAAGGGCCCCGTATTATTACATCTGCTAACCTATCAACCGTTCCTGTAAGTTCTCCGTTGACTCCTACTCCTCCTAGCTATGCATCAGCATCTGGTAGTGGTGATATAACTATTACAGAGGATGATTACGGTCTTTCTAATGTAAACGGTGCTGCGCCTACTACATTATTAAACTTTATTGGTGAAGAGGTTATACTAAGCCCGGATACTTTTTTACAAGGTGTTCAAGGAAGTTTAAGCAACGTTGCTTCACAACTTTTAGGCGGATTATTTAACCAGTTCTTATCTATTTTACCTCAAGGTGTACAAGATTTTTTAAGTGCCACAGGAATAACTGCACAACTCCAAGAAGGTATTACAAATATTTTCAATGGAGACAGAAGTAATAGTGCAAGTCGGTCTCTAGGAAAGTTAACTGATGCACAGAAAGAGGCTATAGAACTATTAGAAAGCCCAAAAATGCGTGAAATAGCAGCCAAAGTACCTAGTGCTATTTCTGATTTTAAAAGATTACAATCAGCATTGAAAAAATGGAATGAAAGTATTGAATCAAGTATAACAGATCCTGAGCTAAGAAAGTATTTTAAAGACAGAGCAGATAAAATAGCCAACGGTGAAGATCCCGGTCCTGTAGACACAGCAAAACTAGAACAACTTACATCTCAAAGTGGCATGGAGTTCGACGAGAATCCTGCAACATTATTAGCAGATATTGCTAGAGCAGCAGAAGCAGTTCAAAACAAAATACAAAAAGAAGTCAATGACACAACTTTCCAAAAACTTGGAAGTGCTGCTGCTATAGCAAGTGCTGAACTAGCACAAGTATTTGTTAAAAATGCTGATGGAAAATGGGTCTTTAGTCAAACACCCGAAGAAGACAAAGCTGATAGCAACTTTGCTTTTGAAGTAGAAGACGGTGTAATAATAGACGGATAAATACATTATGGCTACTAATGATCAACCCCTATATAAGAACATTACTATCACACAAGACTCTTATGCTGAACCTGCTTATAGCAAACGCTATAGGGGTATTAGTACGGTAAATCCTGAGGCTAATAGTTATAATCTATTTGACTTTGATTTAATAAAACAAGATATTATAAATCATTTTCATATTAGACAAGGCGAAAAACTAATGAATCCTCGCTTTGGAACAATCATTTGGGATATCCTTTTTGAGCCTTTGACAGATGACATTAAAAATGCTATCATAAAAAATGTGACAGAGATTGTTAACCACGATCCTAGAGTAAGAGTAGATAGAGTTAATGTTGATGCATATGAAAGTGGTATACAAATAGAAGCAAGTCTAACATATTTGCCTTATAGTATAAGTGAAACAATGCGTCTTACATTTGATCAAAATGCCGGATTGATTTAAGTACGCACTTTATTAATCCAGATAAATATACTAAAGCGAGGATTGGTGCATCATGTCAACTACAGACAGGCAAAATAGATTACTTCTAGCCGAAGATTGGAAAAAAATATATCAAAGTTTTAAGTACGCTGATTTTCAAAGTTATGACTTTGATAATCTTCGTCGTACAATGATAAACTATATCAGGGAAAACTATCCTGAAGATTTTAACGATTATATTGAAAGCAGTGAATACCTCGCACTTATTGATTTGATTGCTTTCCTTGGTCAAAACCTTGCTTATCGTACCGATCTAAATGCACGTGAAAACTATATTGAAACAGCAGAACGTAGAGAAAGTGTTCTACGTTTAGCTAGACTGCTTTCTTACAATCCAAAACGTAACGTTCCTGCTTCCGGTTTACTTAAAATAGAAAGTGTGTCTACAACAGAAGACATCTTTGATAGCAACGGAAACAATCTAAGCGGTCAAAGTATTTTATGGAATGACGGTACAAATCCTGATTGGTATGAGCAGTTTATTAAAATCATGAATGCAGCTTTACCTATTAGCAATAGATTTGGACGCCCTGTCAAAAAAAGCACTATAGAAGGTGTAGTTACAGAACAATATAGAGTTAATGGTACGAATACAGGCGTTCCTGTTTTTAACTTTTCCAAGAATATCAATAATAATAATACGCAGTTTGAAATAGTTAGCACAGGTATAGATACCGAAAATCAAGAACTGTTTGAAGAAGATCCGCTACCTGGAAACAAAATGGCTTTTGTTTACAGAGACAACGGCCAAGGAAGTTCTAGTACAAACACTGGATTCTTTATGTATTTTAGACAAGGTAGATTAGGAAATAGCACGTTTGAAGTAACAAACGCAGCACCTAATACTGTTGTTAATCTTGATATTGATAATATCAATAACAGTGATGTTT